GGAGATTCCGTACTTTTTTGCGATTTCAGGTATTGTCATAACTTTAATTTATAATATCCCTACGGAAGAACTTCCCCATAAGGTTTTCGTTTATTGCTTGTTCGTTGGCAAGGACATCGTAATGAAATTGCCATTTAATTTCGTAATATGATAAGGATTTCTTTGAAAAACAAAATTGAATGATTTCTCTTTCGAAATATTCAGCGTTTCCAGCTTTTATTTCTGATTTAATCCATTCGTTTGATGAATAGTATTTTTCCCAATCAGATGCTTTCTTTACAACTCTTTTACGAGTCTTTCCTTTTAAGGGTTTCAATCTGCGGGTTTGAGATAAGGATTTCTTTCCTATATAAAATCTATTAGTTCTAATATCAACTATCTTATAGACAAATCCAATCGCACCTTCAGGTGTGGTTTCTTCTGTAACAATATTTCCATTAAATTTCCAACTCATTGATTATTTCTTTGTAACTACCTTAGAATAAATTTTATCACCTGGTGAGTAAGCTGGCGCTACAAATCCAGTTGGTAGTTTACTAGCAGGCATAGCTCCAATAGTACCACCTCTTTTTTCGTTTAAAGATTTTTCAGTAAATACTTCTTTATCTCCTGTTTTAAAATCAATTTGACCAAATGTACCATCGGTTAATGTTTTTGAATCAGAGCCGCCTTTTGAATAAGGAGTTTCATCCTTATCTTTAGGGATGGTTTTGAAAGCTCCTTTTGATGCGTTGTATAAATCTACTATTTTTGACATTTTTTTCTATTTTACTAATATAAATATAAAACTTTTTGGTTTAAGTATCAAAACGGACAATAAAGTTTATTGGATAATCAGGTAATGATTTAATTGGTTGTGGTAATTTAGCTACAGCCACCATATTTAATTCATCATCATATAATCCAATTGTTGTAATATAAGGTGCTAAATAAGAACCAGTTGGGTCAACAGAACCACTATATAAGTAATCCGCAAATCCACCAACCTTTAACGGATTTATTGTAGAACGTATATTATGTAGTTTTATTCTACCAATACTTCCATCGTAATCAACAGCGGTTGGATTTTGTGATACATTAAATTCATTTTCTAATACAGATAAAAATATTTCATTCTCAAATATTGTTTTAGTAGAGCGAAAATTTAAAGTAAATTGAGATAAAACAGAACCACTAACTATATCTTTAGCAACAACTATCAATCCCCTATCATAAAAGATATTACCTTTGATATTACTACCAGAATCAATAAGATTTGAATTTCCATCATCAGTATATATTCTACCTAATTGCTCATCTTCTAATACAACTGTACCTATTTTTATACCCTCGCCATAATATCGTTGAGGTACTGAAAATACTGCTATATTATCTTCTAAAATTCTCTCATCTTTAGATGCATATGATTTTCTTAAACCTACTTCTGTTAAAATAGATGCAGTTGCTGCATTTGTGTAAAACTGGCTTCGTATAGATGCATGTATTACCTTCTTATTAAACTCTTGACTTTTAGAATCGTATTCAGGATCTATAAAAGTACCATCACCATTTTCTCCAAAAATTGGAAAAATATCGTTTTCATCTAATGTCCATTCTTTATAAACCTTAATAGGTCTTACAATAATATCAGACTTTGGAATTTCTTTAATCATTTATTCTTCCGATTTGTATATAAATATTGTTTAAATGAAAAACCCCCAATGATGGGGGTTCTCTTTATATTATTTCTAATTTTATTAGAATGATAATTTAACTTTAATTAAAACTTCCTTATCAAACGATTTAACGATTGGTTGAGATGTTTTAGCCACCGCAATCAATTCATTTGCATCATTGAAAAGTCCAATTGTTGTGATGAATGTTTGAGGGTCAGTTTCAAATGTACCTTCTACAAAGAATCCATCAGCATCTACATAAGTAGGGTTGTTAGAGTAGTTAAACTCTCTATTTGTTGCTCTTACAAAGAAGTGTTGAGTAGAAATGTTTTCAGTTCTACGTGCTTCAAAATCAGCTCCAGCTTCAATAGCTTTGATTAATCTAATTTGATTAAATTGCTCTGATGCTTGTGAGTGAGAACCACTAATACTACCACTTACCAACATAGTACCATCTTTAGTATATACTCTAGCAGGTGCTAAAATATCACCAACAACAGAACCAATTGCTTTAGCGTTAAGAATAACAACTCCTCTATCAGGATAGAATAAACCATATCCTTCTCCAGTCACAGGCTTACCAACTGCTAAGTCAGTAGCTGTATCGGCTTCGTTCTTAATAGTAGCTTCGTTTTCAGTTCCTAAGTTCAATGAACCAGAAACAACTTTGAATACTCTACCACTTAAACCTAAGTCATCTCCAAATTTCTTACCACTATTATCAATAAATGTGAATAAGCCATTTGTACCTCTTATCTTTAATGACCAGTTACCAGCATCCATCTTTTCTCTAAATCTATTTCTAGCTATGTTAATTGCGTAGATACCATTTGCATCAGTTGCAACGTTAGCTGAGTTTAAGAATGAGAATTTAGTATCAGTTGGGTCTAACAACATTGCTCTATATTGAGCGTAAGTTGCTTTAGTTGCTAACAAAGCATTATCGTTATCAGCAAGGTTCATAGAACCACTACCATTAACATGTCCATATGCTACTGCAAATTGAACTTCTTCATTATCTCCTAAATCAGGATTACTATTATATACATTGAAATAGTAGTATCCACTATTTGTTGTTGTTTGACTTGATGCAGTATAGAATGCTGTTAATGAACCAGAATCGCCAGTCCATAATCCAGTTGTTACTACTTCTACTTTTGCGTTTACTTTATCAAATTCACCGAATCTTTTATAAATACCAGTTGAAATACCAGCACCTGCAGCAATTTGCTGACCAGCTGGTAACACAGTATTTAACAATGCTACAATTTCATTTGAGTCCAGTGTACCCGTATTAGCTAAGTCTCTAATTTGGGCGGTTACATTAGGGTCGTTTATTAGTGCCATTTGTTATATCTTTTTATTATGCTTTATAAGTTACAGTGATAGGTATAGTTTGAGAACCTCCAGTTTCGTTACCATATACAGTTACAGTTGTTGCAACATCAATTGTTAAGTTTGGATTTGGAGTGAATCTAAATTCTAAACCACTAGCAACTTGTGCTGTTGTTGTTATTTCCTCACCTAAGAATACAGGTACACTTCCTACTGCAGTTGCTCCTCTAGTTACAGTTATTGTACCAGCTCTTGTATCAGCTAATACCATAGTGTATCCAGCATTTGTATTTCCAGCAGGAGATGTTGTAGGTAATAATGCTACACCACCTTCACTTTGGTTTACACTAATTGAAGGTACACCCAATCTTACAGTTGGGATTTGAGTAGTTCCTTTTGGAAGGGTTACTAACTTATATCTTAATACTTGAGTCTCATCAGGAGATGCTTCCGTTACAGGAATAGCTCTGATTGCTGAATCGTAATAAGCTGAACCTTTTGGATGCGCTGGTTCATAAAGCGTATAATCAATTTCATCATCACCCAAAGCGAACTTTGTAATGTTTAATGATTGACCGGATGCTAATTTTTGTCTACCTTTTTTGGTAAGAATTGCATCTACTGTGATTTCCGAGTTATCTAAATATGCCATTTGATATTGTTTTTTAATTCTTTATTATCTAAAATAAATATAACTATTTAATATTTTCAAATTAATCAACCTCAAGTATTGGTTCACCACTACCTCTACCAGTCTTAGCCACTCTAAGAATGTTAGGATTAGTAGTAAATGTTTCTACTGGAGATAGTCCATCTGGTGTTGTTGCCGATGTTTGAGAAGAGCCTTTAAAATACATTCTTTGTAATCCTTCTCCTAAATTATTAACAAATTTATAGTGTGTAGGAAAATATCCATTTAACGCTTTAATTTCAGCAATTTCGGGACTAATAGCTATACTTCCACTAAAAGGTAATGTAGATACTTCATATTTGTATTTTATTACATCAATATCAGCGTATCTAACTCTTTCACCCGGTTGTGACCCAGATCTAGGATATCCTGCTATTTGAGTTGATACTTTTTGAGTATATTGTTTTTTAACAAGATATATATTTTGTCTACTTCCTGTTGATTCCGAATTTCCAAATATACTATCAAATTTTCTAATAATACCAGTACCACGATTAGCATATAATCCAAATCCAGCATTTGCTAAAGAATTTAACTCCATTCCAATTTGTTCAAATGCAAATGAATCAACTTCACCAGTTAATGTTTCTCCAGTTGGACATTCTATAAGTGTATTATAAAATGGTGCGTTTGCTTCAACAATGTTATCAAAATTATAATCAATAGTACTATCATAATTTGGATTAAATCCTTCCAATGAATATACATCGTTAGCATCAACTACAGAATCGTAATTATTTTTTTCACCTGTAATATTACTTATATTAGTTGCATCTAAATTACCTTCTTTTGATTCATATGAAGATTCTATTTCATTATTATCCTGTATTGATACGATACTTTCATAATCATTTCTTTCAGATTCAGGTTTTTTCCACCTCGTCTTACTTCTTTCTAAATAGTGAGGTTCTATTAATAAACCTTTAGAAACCTTTGCTCTAGCCGGTGCCAAATCAGCAAGTACATCAAAAAGAGATTTATCAATATATCTTACTAATTGAATATATTCATTTATGTTTCTATCTAATCTTTCAAAATAGTAATGTCTTAATGTATCTAATTCTCTATATGTATCCTTATACTCATCCGATGGGTCACCTATATAGTTATCTATATTAAATTCTCCAAATGCTTTTAGGATATCCATATTCAACTCTTTAATTGGAGAGAAGAATAATCCTAAACGATTTGAATCTATTGGAGCTTGGTCAAATGATTTTTTAGTTGCTCTATTCTTATATGAAAGGTCAGTTGTTAATGTTTGGTCTTCAAAACGAATTTTATTTGCAAATCCAAATCCGACAGATGGAACATCTGCAGTTACAGTTCTTTCATATGGAGTATATTGATAAGGATATACGGATGCCGAATACATATTTTCTGCATATGCAAACTCCTCTCCATAATTATCGCTAATAGATACATTTTTTATTCCAATATTTTCAGTAATTGTTCTATCTTTTGGATATTCAAAATCCAAACGGAATATTAAATCTGCTGTTGATGCGGTATATGAATTGCCATTAATTGCATCTGGGAATAATGTGTGATTTTCAAATTTACTTCTTTGTAATGGAACAGTCCATAAACGGAATTCATCAAAGTTACCATTAAAGTTATCTCCGCTTAAATGTAAAAAACTACCAGTCTCCCATTGATTATCATCCGTTAATATAGACATACTAACAAATGTTGTTATTCGTTTACCATCCGATGTTGCTAACCAAACTTCATATAAAGAAGAATTACCAGGATAGTTATGTCTATTGATAACTACATTTGAATAATTCTCATTTGAAATTGGGAAATCTAAACTTTGAGTTACTAAATCAGTACCATACACATATTCAATTGTAGTTTCAATATATGGAGTATTAGGACCACTAGCAACAAAGTAAGGATTAGAACTAGCATCACCACCAAAGTTTAATTCCAATTTAACAAAAGAGCCAGTAGTTTGAACTAAATCTAAATTCCATTCACTACCACTTATTAAAGTATATGATGGACTTGGAGTTGAATCGGGAAGTATTCTAAACTCTACACAATTTGGATAACTTAAACTTCCTGCATTATATTTCCAAGGAACTTTTACGGCGGAATTACCACTTAAATAAAGTGCTGCTGTCCTATCATCAAATGTAAATTTAGTACTACCACCCTTTGTTGGGTCTTGCGGTCCACCAAATTCCATTATTGTTAATAACGAAGATGGTACACCATAACAAGCCATTATAGCTTTCATAGCCCTACCAGTTCCTTTATGCTTTAAAATATAAGGGAGATTATTTAATATTCTTCTCCAAACATGTTCATTTGCATTTTTAAGAGGCATTGAATATTTTTGAACACCATCTTTATTTGTTCCAAATATATATTCCCATAAAAATTGAGAATCAAAAGCTTTTTTAGTATCCCATCCAAGTGATTCAAGCATATGCTGAACCAATGTATTTGCAATTCCTTTTGTTTCGGAAGCTTCTATTTGTTTCATTCTTGATAATGCACCAATATAAGCCCATATGATGTCAAAGTGCTGCCCTATCATATGTAAAAATGTAGAAAAATCTTTATTATTAGAATCTTCTTTTATAAATTGAGGAATATTGTTTGTTAATAAATTAGGATTATACAAATCATGTATACTTGATAAACTAAGTGTATTAGAGTACCATGTTATTACATCAGGATGCGTTGTTTGTTTTAAGATATATGTACCAAGTCCACTAGTTGGATGTATGTATAATGTTTTTGGATATGCTAATGTATTATTAGATGTATATAAAAATTTTTCATAACCATCCATTCCTCTTATTAATTCATTTAATAGTCCAAATATTTTTTTGGCCTCATTCATTTGAGCAACACCTTGATATTGTGCAACTTCCCATTGGATATCAAATATACCATCTTCGGTAATCATTTGGTATCCGTCTTGAGTTATTATACCACCATCATATCCACCATACGGAGGTATAAATGTTGAAGTAAGTCCTTCGTATTTATTTTTATAATATTCAATTAATTGTACTTTATAAAAAAAGTTATCTAATCTCTCTACAGCGGAACTAAAATTTATAAAATTTTCAAACAAATAAGTAGAACCACTTACATATTGAATATTTAATTTAGATGTATCTATTCCAATTGAATTAGCATATTGATTAACTAAATCAGTTGATGTTACAGACCCACTTGCTACTAAGTCTTCATATATTTGATATTCAATACCATTATCAGGTTCTACAGAAAAGTTTGGGCCTTTTAATGTATTACAAACTTCGGTTGTTTCTGTAATTAATCTAACTGTTTCAACTATTGGATTTGATATAAGTTTAGATATAAAAACTTCCTCATTTGGTTGAATTGTTGTTGGAATTGGTTCATATAATTTTGCTATCAAAGAACCTTCACTACCAGTCCATGTAGTTATTACTTTAGTATCACCATCAGGAAAATGAAGTAAGTGAGTTAAATATTTAGATGTTTCTTTTGCAAAAATCGAATCATCTAACTGAGATGTAAAAATATCAGCAACTCTATTAATTGCTAAATTTCTAGGTATCTGATTTGTACCTTTATTAAAATTGATTTTAACAACTTCCGTCTTACCAACAACTTGCTCAACACCACTAATATTATATGGAACTAATTTTAAAATTAACGAAATAGTTTGTTCATCTTCAGATACATTAGTACCACTTACATTTAAAAGAGTTTTTAAATTTAATTCTAATTTACCATCTGATTTTTCTTGTATGAATGTACCAGAATCACCTACATATATTCTTACAAAATCAGTATTTTCGGATTCATATTCAATATCAAAATTTACATTTGTTCCAGCATAATCTGGACCAATTAATTCCGATGGATATATTATATTTCTTAAATCAGGAACACCAACGTAAAATTCATCAACAACAGATATACTAGTTTGAATTGAATCACCATCACCATCACCATTTGAAGGAACTATAAATACTTTATAATTTCCAATAGTTTTAAATGCTTCGGCTGGTATTGAAATTATTGCTGGTCCTTTTCTTGCATTCAACACACCTAATTTCCCTTCCGACTTTGATGTTAAAAAATTAACATCATTAAATTCAAATTTAGATTCACCTACATAAGCTGTTATTTTAGTTATTGGAGAATCATTTAAACTAGTAATAGTAATTGGATATTCCGTTTTACTATTAAGATTATATTTTCTAATTTGAATTGGATTTTCAAATTGAATTATAGGAGAAGTATTTTGTACAGTTGAAAATTGTTCCGATACTATATCAATAGTATAGTTAGAATCAAGAGTTATTTTAGTAGTTAAACTTTCTGCATTTTCAGGAAGTAAAGTAGATGGTTTAAATCCTTCTGCAGTTGCAACAATTTTATTTACTTTATATAAATTTAAATTAGTTGAACTTATTGAATATGTACTACCAATATCAGATACTATTGTATTTCTTCCTTTAAGTAATTTTGTAAAATCAGTACCACCATCCTTCGAAACTATTACAGAATTATCAGGACCATCTAGTACAATAGTTAATATATTAGTGGATGGTGAATTTGAATCATTTTTTTGCCCAACTGTTTGAGTGGTAACTTCAAAAACTAATTCTTTTATTTCATTATTATCTAATGTACCATCTGTCGATTGTAATATACCATTTATATATTTTTCTATTTTAAAAACATAAGCTGGTGTTTTTGTATATATTCTTTTATTTCGTTTTGGTCCAATATTTATTAGTGAATCCTGTTCTATTAAATCATTTTCATAACTATCAAGCGCAGTTTCATTGAAATCAGGATTTTGAATAGCCGTTACTACATATGCTATTGTAGAAACATATCCTTCTTTTTGTAATGTAATTGTTTTAGAACCATCTTTTACAACATCAGACAATCTAAATCCTAATGTATTAGGTGTTGTTTTATATGTGTTTTCACCATTTACAAATACAGCTGCTCCATTTTGGTTTGCTGATATTTTAAAACTTACGTTTGAATTTTGATTTACAGTTCCACCAGTATCTTCTCCACCAAGAGGGATTATATTATCTGAATTTGTTAATATACCAACTCCACCATTTGGTAATATAGCACCAGCAACAGGATTTCTATCTGTAAAAAATCCTAATTTTTTATTTCTTTTTTGTTCAGTAGTTGTTGTGTCTTGTTCTGTAATTGTTTTTCCAGAATCTAAAGAATCTTGTTGATTAAATACTTTTCCTAATAAAGAATTAGCGGCAGATGGTAATGATTTTTTCTTTTTACCAAACAATTTAGATATAGTACCACCAACAACACCAGTAGCGCCACCAATTATACCTCCAATTAACTTCTTACTTCGTTTATTATCTGCCATTAGTTATAAATATTTATAAAAGTAATTGTTGATTTTGCATTGCTTCTACTGAACCATTATCTCCGAAGCCTTCATTTCTAAAACCACCATTCAAAATTCTCATATTACCCGACATTCCAACTCTACCACCATATACTCCATCATTTAAAGCATCACGTCTCAATTTAGCTTTAGCTATTGCTGGTTTTATGTTTGGTTCGTTTGTTTCTTCTTGAATAGCTTTTTCAAAACTCAATTTTTTAGAAGCTTCTGCAGCTGTTTTTAATACTGCTTTAGAAATTATTGGACTAGATGTATCTATTGTTAAATCGGATGTTTTTGTTTGTAAAACTTTTTCGGAAGTATCTAAACTTTCCATTTTTTGGTTTTTTCTAGAACCAAACCTTACATCAGGTATCGATAAATATTTACTAATAGCATTTACTAAAAGCTTTTCAACTATTTTTCTAACATCATCTTTTGATAAAGAAAGCGATGGTTTGAAAGGTTTTGGTAATCCATAGTTCATATCATTTACATCTGAAATTCTGCCAGTAAATTCATTAATAGCAGATTCTAAAAATTTGTTATATACTTGCGTTGAAAATATATCCATACTTTGTATTTTGTATTCATTAACAAATTTCTCAAACCAAGTATTTCCATATTTTTGTTTAAGTAAGCTTCCTATATTACTTGGATTTATTTTTTCAACATATTCTATTGCAAATTTTGAAACATCATCTCTAAACTCACCACCAGTTATTAATAAATTAAATCTATCACTAAGTTCTTTATTTATTTCTATTCCTTTTGTATTTGGAAATAATCTTATTTCTGTTCTAGATGGAGATATTTCAGATATCCATAATTTATCTAATTCATTATCACTACCTACTCTTTTATTTATAAGAGTTATTTGTGTTTTGAATATACCATTTGAATAACCAGCTTCTCTCAATAATCGTTGTACATCAATAAAATATTCGGAAGGAAATTTATATCTTTGAATCAATGTACCCTCTGCTATCATAAAATAATCTCCTATATTTTGCGATGTCATTGGAATATATCTAACCATACCATATCCAGATTGAGGTATCTGATTATCATTTGAATCATATACTATAAATTCAATACTATCGCTATTACTTAATCCAAAAAAAGATTGAACAGTACCATTTTCAAATATCTGTCTATCGTTAGAATCAATACGATATCCTTTATTTTCTAATATTTCTTTAAATGTTTTTATTGCCATTTTTATTTCTTTTTCTTACGCATTCTAAATGTTAATGTACTACTTCCACCGGGATTTTTTAATATTATATTACCATCATAATCCTTATCTTGGCCCGCAATTGCCCCACCAAGAATACCACCACTACTCTTAGGGTTTTTAGTTGCAGCTTTTGCAGTATCAACTACTAATGTTAATACTTTTGTTTCTTTTGGTTGGATTGTTATTGGAGAAGTTTCTTTTAATAAATCCTGTGCTTCTTCTTTTACTTCAACAGTTACAGCCGTATCTTTTGGATTATATATTTCAATTTCAGGACCATTTACCCAATTAACAGAAAGACCAGCAGTAACTTCTACTCTCAAATCTCTATCATCCGGAGCTGCTCTTTTTACTATTTTATAAGTTATATCACCAGACCCCTTATGGCCATCTGCTATTTTAGATGCCTTACCTTCAATTTCTTCTTTATATGTTTTATTTTGTTCTTCTAATGCTTGAGTACGAGCGGTAAGCGATACTCTCTGAATTGCTTCGGATGTTGCTTTTTGAATTGCGTTTGATAAATCTTGAATAGTTGATTGTACTTTTAAATTGGATTGGTCACCTTGATTTGTTGCAGCTGCCGCTACTATACTTGTATTATCAATTTCAACTCGTAAACTTTCGGTTACAATTTGTAATTCAGATACTTTTGATTGTAAATCTGCTACTTCACTATTTAATCTAATAACCTCAACAGTTAAATCTATTACAGATTGAGTTACAGGATTATAAATTCTTCTTGGTACTGTATCTTCTAATGGAACTACATCTTGTGGTAATAATTCTATAATTACAGTATCTACCGATTTTACTAATTCGTTTTCATTATAAACCGGTCTATTTAATTTTGCCGATATTATACCGCCATTCACAGACGCTTCAAATGTATGAATCCCATTATTCTTTGTTCGTATGGCTAACGAACCACTTGTGACTAACTCACTAATAAATTGCTCATTTCGTAAACCTGTATTTGCCATTTTATTACTTTATAATATTGAATACAATTTCATCATCAAAAAATTGAGTGCTATCATTTAAATCTATTTTAAATTCTATTTTATATGCTCTATTAGCTTCCCAATTTGTTAAATTTAAATTTATATAATTACCAGAAGAATCACAACTAATTTTTGAATATTCTGAAAATGGTATAATCACATCTTCGGAATTAAAATCTTTTATTTGGTAATATGTAGTTTGTGGTAAATATTTTATATCAGCGTATTCAAATGTATTTGAAAATGTTTTTAGTGGATACATATCTCTACCAAAAATTCTTAATTTATTAATAGTTCCAACTTTATATTCTTTTTTCAAATTAGTTATTCCTACTTTAATATTTTCAGAAGTTATTGGATTTAAACCTGCTGTTGTAAACTTTTGGTCATCCCAACCTATTCTTATTTTTGGTTGATATATAGTGTTTGTTTCTTTACTAAATAATTTAACAATACCATAATCCAATGAATCATCTTCAACTTCAGCTGAGTGTTTTATTATCATACCTTCATTTGAAATAGAACCGCTAATCCATACTCTAAGCATAGATAATACATCCATATTTATATCAGCTGTTTGATAATTAAACGATTGATATGCGAATGGTGTTTTATGCCAAACTCCACCTTTACCAGCATATGAACCAGTGGATGTATTTAAAAATGCATTAGTAGGTAACCAATCTAATGTAGAATCACCTTCTCTATAATTCCAAGTTACTCCTTGTGTTGATATTTCATCAAATCTAGTACCATTGCCCATTTGCCAACTTTGAGAAATGGGATATGCATACAATGTATATTCCAATGGAAGTTCTTCACTTTTAGTTTCTTTTAAAATAAGAGTTGCTGAACTCATAGATATAGAAGTGTTTGCTAAAGATGCGGATAGATACCCTACATCAAATTTAAGTAATGCTCTAGATTTATCTCTAATATTACCATAGAAAACTTTACTAACTTCCAATATCTCATCCAATCCAGTATTTTGGTTTGGTTGTTGAAGATACACCGATGCATCTTTTGATGCTGTTAAAAAATAGTATGCCATTATCTTACTCTACCTTTAATATCTGAATCTGGAAACTTTATTTCAAAAACCGATGGGTCTAAAGATGGATATACAATCTTATCTTTAGTTGCTGCATCTATATTATAAGAATGAGGTGCATAATTACCACCACATTTATTTGTTATTTTTAACATTGGTACAGATGATACTCCTTCAATATTAGCTAATAATAATTCAATTTCGCTCAAATTTATTGTTTGATTAAATGTCATATTATCTATCGAAAAATAATCTCTTAGGGAACTTATACATTGTATTAATATCTCACTTTTATTATAGTTTGGATAACATATAATTTCAAAATCAATTCCAATATTAATAACAAATCCATCTAGCATATTAACACCATCTGTTAATATTTTGTATTCATTTAAATATGTTTTGAGATTTTCTTTAACTGCTCTGTTAATATTTGTCATATTACCATTTACATCATATGCTAACAAATATAAATTTATTGCAAATGGATTGTTCTTTTCATTTTCATTAGAAGTTTTTCCAACTAAAAATTTTGTTATTTGTTCTTTTACTTCAGCTTGAGATGGTTCTAATGCATCAGGGTTATTAACAAAACTCATCACCAAATCGGTAAATTCTTGCAAATGATTAGGAGATGCTAATATAGATGATGGGGAATTATTATCCAGTGTACCATCTGCAGTTGCATATGCTTTTGCAATTGCTCCAAATTTTGAAGGCATTGATAATGCTCTAACTTGATAATCTTTTGCAGTTACTGCTCTATTTTGTGCGGAAAAATTTGCTAATGCATTTTCTCTTATTTCATTTATACTATCACCACTTCTACCACCAGTTGCTGGAATTTCGTTATCTATTGCAATTGAATCTTTCATTCTAATATATAAAGATAATTGCTGTGTATTGAAGTAACTTGTATCTTCATCAAATTCAATACTATCTATTGTAGTTATAGAATTTGCCGGTACATTTGATATAATACCACCACCTATTAAATATTTAACAGAAATTGTTGTATTTGCAGGCGATGTACCATATGTTTTTGTTTTTAAGAAATTGGTAGGGTCAAATGATTCTTCTAATCTACTAATAGAATTTGGTAATCCCAATCCAACATTTTTTAGATTTGGAATTAGTTGTTCATCAGATGCAGTTGAATCGCCAGCTCCAAATTGTAAAGTAGTGGTTCTATCGCCATTTATACTAGTTACAAATCTTCTTGGTGTTTTTAATGTTTTTAATATAAATGGAATGGTTGATTTAAATTGATATAAATCAGGATCGTTTGCTTCAGTATTTGGCTGTTCAATGAAAACCATTTCTTGTGCTAAATATGGAACTTCATACCATTTATTATTATTTGAATCTCTACAATCTAATATTTCTATTATATTATCTTCAGGTAACTCAATTCTTTGATATGGTGAATACGAATCAAATTCATATGATTTAGTTACAACAGTACCTGCAGTTGCATCTACATACTTTTTTACAAGATAATAAGTTGGTTCTCCCGTTTGATTATCTCTTTCGTAAACTGTAATTTCTCTATTATTTTCATCTGAAAAATCTACAATATCTTTCGTTATAAAATTTATACTATTTACAGATGAACGAGCATGCATCCCAGCCTTAATCCTAATATAATATTTTGAATCAGGCATATTATTTGCACTTACCCCAATTGAAGGAACTAATTGATATACAGATAATTTTGTTACAGCTGGTGCAGTTACTTTTGGTTTATATCCTAAGTATCTAGCTAATGGTATTATACTTTGCATATCATCTGCATATAACATCAATGATTGCTTAAATGTATCATCTATATAATAAGATAAAGTATCTCCTACATAAGATGCCATTTCGATAAACATAGTACCAGGAGATGCCTCACTAAAATCGTTATATGTTTTTGGAAAATATGTTTTTGCGAATTCAATTAAATTTTCCTTAAAAGCATTAAAATCTTTATTAAGGTATTTTATATCCTTTCCTTTATTTTTAAAATTTGTATTTGTATTATTAAGTGCCATATGTTATCCGTTTATATTAAAATCTACTTTAAAACTTTGACTATTATAATTAGCTGTAAATGTAATACTGACAGATACTTCATTTAAATCTTTCATTTCATCTGTTGCTTCTATATTTATCTCATTAATGCTCAATTGAGGTAGCCAAAGTCTAATGGCAGAATCTACCGCTTGGAATATTTTATCTTCAAGACTATCATCATTTGGTTCAAATAATAATCTATGTAAATTAGTACCAAAATTGGGTTGGCCGATTCTTTCTCCTTTTTTAGTTAAAAGTAAATTTCTTACATTTGATTTTAATTGTACTAAATTATCATATGTTTGGTTAAAAGTATTAGATGTCATTTGTAGTGGCAATGATAATCCTATCGCATAATCATTTAATTGTTCAGTTGAACTATTTACTATATATGTTCCTAATACTACTGCCATTACTTCTTTTTAAATCTTTTTACAAGTTCTGAATAATCTCTATTCAATGCTTTATCTATTTCAGCTACTCCAGTGTTTACACCCAATCCAGTTGGTTGAGGTCCTTTAGCCATATCACTATACCCCATTTTTTCAGCTAATGCAGTTCCACCTACAATTGAACCCATATCACCTTGTCCAAAATTCATTGTTCTAAATCCACCATCACCTTGTGGTATTCCACCTCTTGTTTCATTTAGGATTTGATTAATCATTGGGTTTTTGCTATATTGCTTTGTTGGTACTGATTTAGTTTGAACTGATTCTTGAATTGGTTCATCTCCTAAAATAGCCTTAGCCATTGAAATACCCTTTGATTGTGGTTTTGGTGCTACTTTTGTTTCAGATAGCATTTTTTTCATTTCAGCCTTCACACCTTCCTTAATTAAAGCAGGTAATTGCTCTTTAAGCTCCTCTTTAATAAGAATTTGAATGGCTTCTAATAGTTTATCCATGTCCATAATATTCTATTCTTTGTTTTGTTATGTTTATAAATATTTAAATAAAGTATTTTTGAGATTATATCAAAATTTAGTCTAATATGCAAAAATTGTACCTCCAAGTACTTTAGAATTTGGATTTGCCCTTAATTGATATAAATAATTAATATTTGTACCTGCTTTATAAGCAGCTGGATTATTTGATGTGAAATTAATATACTCTTTTGGTACATCTTTTAATAATTGTGCAGCTGCCCCATATATTGAATTTGCATCCTTTGCACCAGGTCCATTTATGAAAGAAGGAGCAGGACCGGGATTAAATCTTGTACCAGTAATTGGTTGATATTGAAATGGCTGTGTAATTATATCCGTTAGTGTTGCAAATTTAAATCTTGAATTTCTAGGTCCAGCAGGCGTATAACCAATTCTAGTTCTATTTAATATAGTTGCCATAACCCAAGCTCTTTCAGTCTGATTTGTTGTAGATTCTGCAAATGTTAATGAAACTAAACTATTCCACTCACTATCAGATAAAGCTCTACCTAAATATGTTTCAGCAGCTGCTTTAGCATCGGTATTACTAGCTACAAAACTGGTTTGTAATGTTCTTTCTGTATTATCATCACTAGTACCATCCGGTCTACTATATTTATTTGGAGCAAAATTTGGTCTATATTCAAGTTCCAAATCAACATCTTCGGTAAACCTATCACGGGTAACTAAAGCATCTGATTGAAAATTTGTTTTACCCGTTAAACTATCTACCGAAGGAGATGCTACATCTGGAATTCTATATCCAGTCCATCTACATATGCTTGGTGCGGGTGGTAGTGGTGGTTGGTATGTAGATAGAACCGATGCCTGTCCAGACACAGTTAGTAAATGAGCTTTTGCATATCGTATGAAGTCATCTACTAATAATATTGGATTACTATTTGGGTCTACATACGACATTATAAAGCGTTTATTATTATATTTGCAATTTGTCTAGCTTGAGCTCCACTTGGATGAAATCCATCACTTAATGTTCCGATATCAAATATTCCTATAAATTGTGCATTAGTAATTGTAGTTGGAATTGATTCTTGATATTTTTTATAATTTTCTATCATAGGAATATAATCAACTTTATTTCTTACATATGAAGTTGTTGGCATTTTAGTATAATCCATATTTTGTGTGCTGTATCCAAGTATAACATATGCTTTAGCTCCATTTGAAACTGCCAAATCAACCATTTTTTGTATATTACTTAATACTGTTTTTATTGGTATTTGAGAAAATATATCATTAGTACCCCCATATATGTAAACTCTATTATATTTAGTAGTTGCTAATTGATTTGGTAAATTTTGTAACATCCATGATGTTTGTTTACCCCCAATTGCCAATACATCAACAACTGCATTTGGTAATGATTTTTTAACTTGTGCTGGATATGTCCAACTTACCATTTCACCGGTTGGGGTTTGTATTGCTGATATGGAATCTCCTACAAACAGTATTTTTTCAGTTGTACTTGCTTCCAATGGCTGTGCAGTACTACCACTACCACCTCTTGCTGTATTATTGTTTGCTTGTTGATTATTATTTATAGCCGCTAATGGTTTAATCCATTTTCCGGGATTTGTTACTATATTTGAATTAACCACAATATTAGCCGTAACTCCACTTACCAATTGTTCTATTGTTACTAATGGTATTGGAAAACGATTCATTTGTATTGCAGTTGGGGGTGGTTGATTTTCCGGCAGTAGTGGTGTTGGTGCTTGTTGAGTACTCCAATATGCAATTACACCCTTTCCCATTTCACCAACTAAATCATATTTTTCATTATAGTTAAGTCCATTATCTAAAGCTTTTTTGAAATATGCTTCCATAGCTTTAATATTTCCTTTTTGTAATGGTACTTTATTTACAACATCACCTCCTCTCTTAACCGCTAAATCATATTCTCTAGCGTATGCTTTTGCTATAAGGTCAGTATTATTGACATTTTCCGGTCTAAGTGCAATATTTAATATATTTTTTCTAAATATTTCCCAAGACATATTATCCTCCTATTTTATTTGCAATATTAGAAACCGAGTTTTGTGCTTGTGATTGTAAATTTGATATTGCACCTTGTGCGTTTGATGCTAAACCTTGTGCTTGCGATGCTAAACCTTGTGCCTGTGATGCTAATCCTTTAGCTTTAGATGCAAGAGCTTCTGCTTGGTTTTTTGCATTAAGTACTGATTCTTTTGCAGAATTTAATTGATTTGCAAACCCTTTTAGTTTTTTCTTTTCTAATATTTTTTCCTTTTTAGTTTTTGGCATTTTTTTAGGCTTCAGTTGAAACAATGCCGCTTTTGCTTTAAACTTTAAAACTTTTAAATTTGGTTTTTTAGGAATTTCAGGAAGATTTGGAGGTATTGGTAATTTTGATTTCAAACTAGCTAATAAAGCTTTTGGGTCAACTGCTCCATTTTCTAATCCTTTTAATGCATTTCTTACAGCATCCACATTAGCTGCTCCCGGTATTGAACTAATTGCACCTTGTGCTAAATTAGTTGCTGATGACACTGCACCTTGTGCTAAATTAGTTGCCGATGATGCTAACCCTTGAGCTGCATTTGTTAAATTTTCCATATTAAGATGTTTGATTTGTTTTACTCATCATATTTGCTAATTTATCAGATATTGCAATAAAATCGTTAAAATTTTCAGGTCCTACTGCTGTTGGTCCAGATGGTGTTTTAAATGTTTGAGATAAAATAGCTATTATGAGTTCTTCAAATATTTTTTTCAATTCGTTTCCCTTTACTAATGGTTCTAAATTATTATCACCTAAAAATATTGCACCATTTCCTGTCTTAAATAAAACATCCCTTCCATTTGTATCAATATTAATATTGTCATTAACACTAACATCAATTCCACCTTTATTATCAATTGACATCCCACCATCTGATATAAACCCATAATTCCTTTTTGAATGAAATATAATTTCTCCACTTTTTGCAGAAAATATAAGTCTACCAGAATTTAAAAGTATTTGGTCTCCAATTAATTTATCAGGATAATCTGTAAAAGAATCTGGTTTGGTTATATTTGTACTTGCAAATGGTAATTGATATTGATTGGATGCCATTACCAAAACACTACCATCTTTATTAATATCTTCTTCTACAGTAACATTAAATTGTTTAGTTTGGTTTGTTGGAGCTTCGGAGTTTCTCAATATTATTGTTGGAGAAAATGTATTTTTATTATTATTGTAAGCCGAAAATCTCAAAGATTGTCCAAATCTAGATTGAATTGTAGTATCACCTTCGTATAATTTTATTTTATGAATACCATTTGTATAAGTAAAATACTTTCCAAGCTTATCATAATCGTTAGATACTTTTTTATTTGATATTGGTGTTTTATGGATTTCAACTTTTCTATAATTTTCAATATTATTAGTTTCAGATATATTTGAATTTTTAGTATTTTCAAATTTAAAAGATATTTGATTTATAAATGCACTATTGTTAGGCGTTTGGTCTGGTTGTATTCTTTGATAATAATACCCCAATCCATTTTTTATTATATGAACTTGTTCATTTTTTACAGGAAGCGTAACAAAATTTTTATCATATGGAAGTGCATATTGTAAAGAATTATTTGGTGTAATCGTATCATTGTTAAATCTAAATTTAACAGCTCCTATTGTTTCAATATCTCCATTTCCGCCAGTTTCATCTAAAACAACATCATATACAATACCAATGTCTGTTTTAAATTTATCTTCATTTTGATAATTTGAATTTAAATTATTTGATGATGCTATTTGCGGTGACATTATATCTCCCATATTATTTCATTTTTTTCTTTAGTTCATCTAATTCGAATTCTAAATCATCTACCCTTTCAACTTCTTGCTTTGTATCTTCCAAATCTCTAAGTAATTGCTCCTTCTCAAATGCAGATAAGAATCCTTCCTGTCCTTCAGTCTTTTTATCAGCTGCTACAAGTTTAGTTGCAATAGTTGCTAATTTAACCAATTGGTCATCATTTCTAACTGAGCTATCCACCAACCCACCAATAATAGGACCTAAACTTCCCATATCACCAGCATGTCTAACCATTTTCTTCAATTCCTCAATTAAAGAACTAATCTTTTGTTTTTTTGATACTTGGTTATTGTAGATATCCTCAAAAAGACCACTTAATGATTTACCTTTAAATAATTCGAATTCTGTTGACATATTAATATATTTACATTTTGTATGTATATAAATATGGTTCTATTAAAATGTTGAAATTAAACTGGGATTACTTCAATTGTAATCTTTGGTTGATATCCTTCAGGCAATTGTCTATTAATACCTTTGAATTCGTTTACCTTACCTTTAAAGTAAGTTATTTGTAATACCTTATCCGTTAGGTTCATTACAGTTTGAGATGATGTAGACATTTCTTCCGTATCTCTTTTCATATTAAGAGCCGGTCTCTTTGGAAAGTATTCCTTTCTCATAGCTTGTGCTATTTCTTTCCAATCTTCTACTTTATCAACTGATTTTTCTGCTGATATCTTTCTCATCTTTGAACTTAGATATTTCTCACCATGTGTATATCCGGCATCGGTGAACATATGTCCGTGGTTTGTACGAACAACAGGTGATTCGGAGTTTTGAAGTTTAACATCCGGCTTATGCTTTGATGTAGTTTCAATACTAACCATATGTTTTGTAGATGATACAAATGTATGACCTTTAAGAGCTAACCCACTCTTACCCTTATATGATAGTGCAGCTCTTACTGCATCTATTAGAGTAGGTTGCTTAATGATGTTTCTCATCTTATCACCATCAGGTCCAGGTTTACCAGCTTTTTTTACAAGCTTAGCTTCAGCTTCATCGTGTCCAACTAATAGTGCTGAGTTTACAACGCCTATTCCGTTTTCATTTAAACCCTCACTCCAATCAGTTATCAAATCATGTAGATATGCAACTTCCACACCATCAATGATAGTATGTACGATTTCTAAAGATGGATTATAAGCTCTATCTCTATTTTTAGCTAGGATAAACTTATCTTTAATTTCTTTAGATACGATTATGCACTCTGAAAGTTTCATTTAGAATCCTATTGAAATTACATCACCATCCGCTTCAACCCAACGAATCTTTAATGCTAATAATTTTTTAAGAGTATCAGCTCCAAAACGATAACCAGTTCCAAAATTGCCTCTTGCTGGAATATCTACAACCATTCCGTGAATACCAGCAAAAATTTGAGAATGGTCTGCACCAATTACTCTTTGAAATGCCACAACCTGTTTTTGTTGAATAGGTTTTAATTCTTTGAATTTTATTTCCGATGCTTCGTTTAATTGAGTAAGTTTTATCATATTATTTATTATTAAAATGCTCCGTTTAATTCTTTAGCTGCATCAGAACCATATTTTGATTTAAATTTATTCATTAAATCTTTTAGAATGTTATCTCTATACTTAGAAATCTCCGATGGCATTGAACCTTCTATTGTATGTATTGTTTCTATTGCCTCTAATTTTTTAAAAGACTTTGTATCATTTAAAAATACTGATAATTCCATTACTGCACCAGTATGGTCATTTTTATCAGTTGCTTTAGCTACCCTAGCCACTATTTCTTTAGTATCTAAAGATTCATTTACTTTATGCTTTCCAGTTACAATACCCATTAATTTTATCATCTTATTTCTTTAATTTAAGTTTCCAATAAACACCACCTCTAACATACGGAGTGAATCCACCATTTACACCATCAGTTGTTTGGTTAGTAACACCTAAACCTAATTGATATATCTTATCTTTCTTAGTATTGATTAAAACACCAGCTCCTACTGAACTTACAAAATCTGCTTTGTTGAATCCACCCTCTAAACCATAAAATAATTTAGTCTTAGGTAATTCTTTTACAATTGTAGTTTCTTTAATAGTTCTTTGCTTAACACTTGCGTTGAAGGTTCTACCTAATATTTTGTTTTGTGTGATAGTATCATTTAAAGCAACAATACCTAATGAATCAGGTAAAACTAATGTATCTTTGTATAATACTTTTGAGTAATAGTCTTTTAATAAAGCCATAGTATCAATTACTGTTGGGATGATTACTTCTTTCTCTACGATTGTTTCATGGTAGATATCTTCACCTTTCTTAGTTACCACTTTAGTTTTCACAATATCAATAGTATCAATTTCGTGCTTAATTACTTCATATGCCTTACCAGCTATGAATACTTTCTTACCCGGTAATATATCACCTGGGTTAAACCACTGCAATAAAACGAATATAATCAATGCTACGATTGCTATATTCTTAAAGTTCAACAATTTTTTCATAATGTATTTAATTTATGTGTATAAATATTGATTTATTCTAAAATATCATTTTTGACCCGATTTGAATATTATTTAATAAAGAAAATTCAGGTACAAATGATATTGCTGCTCTATAAGCTGCTGAAAATCCAAATCTTTTACTTAATTTATAATCATATCCCAATCCTAATATTGCTCCCGGCGTTCTATTTACAGTACTCCCACCAGTTACAGTGTTCCAAGCTAATGGAGATTGCATTACGAATACTTGCGGAGTTAAGGTAACCTTTCTACTATAAGGGAATGGTTTCATCCAAAATCCAACTGCTGATGCACTTAGAGATACATCATATCCACCTTTAACTGCGTTTTGCATCATTAAAGTAATCACACCCACATTGTATCCAAATGTTCCGTGTTTAGGATGTGGTTTAATCCAAGTATATCCGTTTAGGTTCATTATAGTTCCTTTAAGATATGCAAATGTAGTTCCGTATGAATGTATTGCGTTTAGTTTACCATCTTCAAAATCCATCTTAGTAACCCCAGCACTCAATGCAAATTGATTTAAGGTACTCCAAATAAGTGCGGTAGCTGAATATGATTTGTCTCCCATTAAGGATGATTTAGATACACCAAAACTCATCATTACTGCATATCTACCTTCAGCATCTTCCGTACCAGCTAAATCACTAGCTAACATCATTGGATTAGCTGCTACTTTCTTTTTTTCCTCTTTTTTCTTTTCTTCCTTCTTCTCCTCTTTCTTTTCTTCTTTAGATTCTTCCTTCTTCTCCTCTTTTTTCTCCTCCGATTTAGATTCCTCTTTCTTTTCTTCTTTGCTTTCCGATTTTGTTTCTTCTTTCTTTTCTTCGGTCTTACTTTCCGATTTACTCTCCGATTTTGATTCAGATTTCGTTTCAGTTTTAGTCTCCGTTTTGGTTTCAGTCTTTGTTTCCGTAGATGAAGATGAACCACTACCAG